TCCAGTAATGCCGACTCAGGCTCCAGGGATCACTGGTTCTAGCAAAGCTTTTATGGGTTGGACACCTAAAGTAGTTCCAAAAAAATGGAATCCAACTTCTTCAAAAGTTAATCATCAAATGATTGCTGACCATTACGGTATTGATGTGGAATTAATTAAAGGTAAAAATTGGGAAGAAGTTTTAGAAGTTATAAGAAACTTAGGTTATGCTGATGGCGGCTTAGCTGATGTGATGCAGACACCAAGAAGAGGACGAGTAATTCATCCAGGTGGTTATGCAGGATCAAAACGACAAGCCTTTATAGATCTTGCTAGAAGAGGTGGAAGTCGACAAGACTTTATCGATTTAGCTCTTTCTTTTAAAGAAAGTCCTGTTATGGGTATAAGCATACATGACATGTTAATGAGTGGAGCTTTACCAAGTGAACTTAAGAATGGCGGTCTCGCAGGGATATTGGCGGTATAATGATTAAAAAACCTCTTAAACCTATATCGTTGGTTAAACAGTTCAGAAATGATGATCCAACAACTTATCTGACAAATGAGGATCAAATGAAAGGAATGTTGATCGAAACATTGGAAGGACAACCCTTAGCTGTCGATGAGGAAGTGGCAGCAGATGTAAATGAGCAACAAAACCTTAGTTAAAAATATGCCACACGTGAGGTGGGATGCTATTCCACCTTTAGAAGGGCCCAATCCACAAGGGTTGAATGTCCCTTTAAAACAAGTTAAAAGTGTGTTAAAATCGGAGAATATAAATGGCAGACAGAAACAGTATCGACAAGGCTCTACCGAACGTAGACCAAGAAATCGTAGCACCTGAAGAAATCGTTGTAACGGAAGAACAGAAAGAGACTGAAGTAGGTCCAGATGGTGCTGAAGTTATTATGGATGAAGAAGGTGGAGCGGAAGTTAATTTCGATCCAATGTCTGAACAACAAGTTACTCAAGATCATTTTGCTAATTTAGCAGAATTACTTCCAGACGAAGTCTTAGGACCAATCGGTTCAAATTTAAATGAAAATTATATGCAGTATAAAACTTCTCGTAAAGAGTGGGAAGATACTTATACTAAAGGTTTAGATTTATTAGGATTTAAATATGTAAATCCAACTCAACCGTTTCAAGGAGCAAGTGGTGCAACTCACCCAGTTCTTGCAGAAGCGGTAACACAATTTCAAGCGCAAGCTTATAAAGAATTACTTCCATCAATGGGTCCAGTTAGAACTCAGATTTTAGGAAGACCGAGTAGACAAAAAGAAGAACAGTCTAATCGTGTTAAAAATTTCATGAACTATCAACTCATGGATGTTATGAAAGAGTACGAACCAGAGTTCGATCAAATGCTCTTTTACTTACCGTTAGCAGGATCAGCTTTTAAAAAAGTTTATTACGATGAACTTTTAGGAAGAGCTGTATCTAAATTTATACAAGCTGACGATTTAATTGTCCCGTATACAGCTACCTCATTAGCTGATGCGGAGGCGGTTATACATGTCATTAAAATGTCAGAAAATGATTTAAGAAAACAACAAGTAAATGGTTTTTATAGAGATATAGAATTAAAACCAGGTTACGATCAAGAAACTGAAGTTGAAAAAAAAGAAAGATCTCTTGAAGGAATTAAAAAAACAAGAGATGAAGATGTTTTCACTCTTCTTGAGTGTCATGTTAATTTAGACATTGAAGGATTTGAAGACATGAGAGATGGAGAACCTACAGGAATTAAACTTCCTTACATTGTGACGATCGAAGAAGGATCAAGAGAAGTGTTGTCCATTAGAAGAAACTACAAACAAGATGACCAATTAAGAAACAAAATACAATATTTTGTTCATTTCAGATTTTTACCTGGAATGGGCTTTTATGGTTTTGGATTAATTCATATGATCGGCGGTTTATCAAGAACAGCAACGACTGCTCTCCGTCAATTATTAGATGCAGGAACTTTAAGTAATCTTCCCGCAGGTTTTAAACAACGTGGAATACGTGTAAGAGACGAAGCACAGGCTATTCAGCCCGGCGAATTTAGAGATGTAGATGCACCAGGTGGAAACATCAAGGACGCTTTTATGACTTTACCTTTCAAAGAACCATCACAGACTTTATTACAGTTGATGGGAACTGTTGTCCAAGCAGGACAGAGATTTGCCGCCATAGCTGACATGCAGGTCGGAGACGGCAACCAACAGGCCGCTGTTGGAACGACCATTGCTCTCTTAGAACGTGGTTCAAGAGTCATGTCAGCCATCCATAAAAGGTTGTTTGTGGCGCTTAAGCAAGAATTTAATTTATTAGCAAACGTATTTAAACAATACTTACCACCAGAGTATCCTTATGATGTAGTTGGTGCAGCAAGAAATGTAAAAGTTTCAGATTTTGATGACAAAGTAGATATTATTCCTGTTGCAGATCCAAATATTTTTTCTCAATCTCAAAGAATTTCTATGGCGCAAACAGAATTACAATTAGCAATGTCTAATCCACAGATGCATAATTTATATGAAGCATTTTATTCGATGTATAGTGCAATTGGAGTGAAAGAAATTGATAAAATTTTACCTCCTCCACCGCAACCAACTCCTTTAGACCCTGCAGTAGAGAATATTATGGCTTTATCTAACAAACCTTTCCAAGCTTTTAAAGGACAGAACCATCAAGCACACATAACTTCGCATTTAAATTTTATGGCAAGCAATTTAGCTCGAAATAACCCGATGATTTTAGGTGCTTTAGAAAAAAACTGCTTTGAACACATTTCTATGATGGCTCAAGAGCAAGTTGAAGTTGAATTTAGAGAAGAAATGATGCAATTACAGCAAATGCAACAAATGGCACAGCAAAATCCTCAAATGCAACAGAATCCACAGTTTCAACAACAAATAATGGAAATTTCTATGAAGGTTGAAGCTAGAAAAGCAGGTTTAATTGCTGAAATGATGCAAGAATTTAAAGATGAAGAGATGAAAATCATGGGTCAGTTCGGAAATGACCCAATTGCTAAATTAAAAGCAAGAGAACTAGATTTAAGAGCTATGGATAATGAGAAAAAGAGAGAACAAGACCAAGAAAAGATTAATTTAGATAAATCTAAGCAATTAATGGGTCAACAACAGTTTGACGAGAAACTAGAGCAGAATCAGGACTTGGCTGAGTTAAGATCAGAAACATCTTTAGTTAAACAGGCTATGTCTCAGGACGCTAAAATGAAACAAGATAGAATGAAACAAAGAGACGTTAAGATCTTGAAAGGTCCTAGAAGATAGTATAACAAGTAATAAGGAGAAAAATATGGCAAAAACAGAAGTAGGATATCCAGAAGGTGGCAAAAAATACAAAGTGCCAGCTGATAGTGTAGGACAAGATCCTAGAGCTAACATTGTAACTAATGACTTTACGCCTGGTCAAAAAATAGACAAAGGTACAAAAGTTAACGTTCAAGGTGAAGGCGCAGTATTGGCTTCTAAGAAAAGAAAAGCAACTTGGTATTAGTATGTGGTTATCGGCAATTAAATTAGCCGTTTCTGCTGGAAGTAAAATTTATGCTAACAAGCAGAAGGCAAAAATAGCAATGTCTGATGCACAGGTATTGCACGCAGAACGACAAGCTCGCGGTGAGGAAGCTTATCAGGGCAAATTGTTAGAAGCCCGTCAAAACGACTACAAGGACGAGGTCGTTTTATTAATTCTCACGTTGCCCATTTTGGTGCTCGCATATGGGGTATGGTCGGACGATCCGGCAGCTATGGATAAGATAAAGATGTTCTTTGATCATTTCCAGGCGTTACCGTCATGGTTCACTAATTTATGGATACTTGTATGTGCCAGTATATTTGGTATAAAGGGAACACAAATATTTAGGAATGGTAAAAAATAATGTCAAAAAAATCGAGAAGAAGAAATAGAAAAATTTTAGGTGCTCTAGCCGCTGGTTTAGGAGCCGCAGCTCTTATGAGAGGAAAAGGAGTGAATGCAGCAAATGTTGATAGCGGAAGAGGAAGCGGTTTAAGAAAAACGGTTGACGACGTTACAAGCGTAATTAAACCAGTAATGAAACCAGTAAATACTGGATCTAATTTTCAATCTAGATTTAAAGGAAAAATTGCAAACAACAGATGGGCAGGTCCTGGAGAAATATCAGGAGTTGCAAATAAAGTTACAGATGTTATAAATCCAAATGCTATGACATACACACCAAATCCAGGAGCAGGTAGAGTTTGGAGAGCAAAAGGTGGTAGAGTTACAGGAGCTGCAAAACGTGGTTTTGGTAGAGCTCTAATGAACAAAGGGAGAAAAAAATGAGACAAAACGGTGTAAGAAGCGATGTCAGATTTCCTTATGCTAAAGGAATGAAAAAAGGTGGCAAAGCTAAAAAACAAGGTTACAAAGATAGAGAAGATGAGTCTTTAGGAATGAGAAGAGGTAAAGAATCTTCTAAGAAGCAATCTATGAAGGATAGAAGAGACGAGTCTTATGGAAAATGGGGCAAACGTCCTAACCAAAAAATAAATAAATAATATGGGTGATATTTCTAGAAAAGGACACGGTAAAGAAAGACGTAATACTAGACGAGCAAATCGTTTAGAAGAACTTGGTCGTGTAGACGCTGAAAGAGGTTATTCAAGAAAAGGCAAAAGAAATTTAAGAGAAGAGAAAAAAAGAATAGTTAAAGAGTTAAAGTAATGGCTAAAAATTGGATTCAAGGCGTAAATAAATCGATTAAAAAACGTGGAACTAAAGGTAAGTGTACCCCGATTACAAAACCGGGATGTACTGGAAGAGCTAAAGCATTAGCTAAAACATTTAAAAAAATGGCGAGAGAAAGAAAAGCATCTTAATGAGTATCAAAGGCAAAATAAAATGGTTTAATAGCACCAAAGGTTTTGGGTTTATTGCTAGAGATGATAAAGAAAAAGATGTTTTTATACATATCTCTGCTTTAAGAAAATCAGGAATAACTCGTCTTGACGAAGGTCAAGCAGTAACCTTTGAAGTTGCGGAAGGACCTAAAGGTTTAAATGCAACTAATTTAGAGAAAGTGTCTTAATGAGAAATGCATTATTAGATGCCTTAGAAGACAGATATCAAGCAGTAATATCAGAAGCAGACGCAACTCTTAAAATTTATTTAGATCATTCTGTAGGTATAGGAGAGCATCCACAACATATAGATGAACTTGATAAGTTGTTTCAAAAAATTGCTGATGCCCAAGAGAAATTAGAAGCGATCAAAGATTATAGAGGCGACAGAAGTGCCCTTTAAATCAGAAAAACAAAGACGTTATCTTTGGAAGAATGAGCCCAAGATTGCGCGTGAGTGGACGGAAGCTTATGGAAGTAAACCAGTTAAAAAGAAGAAAAAAACAAAAAGGAGAAAAAAATAATGGAAGATTTTGTCTTTGTAGATAAAATTAGACGTATTATCAAGATGCGTCATGATGATGTTGTCGCTGCTATGGTTTCAGGTAGTGTTGACAATATGGAGAAATATCAATATATGTTAGGACAGATACGAACGTATCAATATTTAAGTCAGGAGATATCCAGCCTGCTAGAAAAAAAGGAGCAAAAAAACAATGACGGAACAGTTATCAGTATCAAAACCAAAGGTGATTCTACCAAATAAAGAATTGGTCGGAGTCGAAAAAGAAAAGAAGAAAAAAGATCTAACAGCTGAATCAGCGAAATTACCAAAACCAACTGGATGGAGACTTTTAGTTTTACCTTTTAAAATGAAAGAAAAAACTAAAGGTGGGATCATCATAACTGATGATGTCGTAGAACGTGCACAAGTGGCATCTACTTGTGGACTTGTTTTATCAGTTGGACCGGATGCATATAAAGATACAAAAAGATATCCTGACGGACCTTGGTGTAAAAAGGGAAGTTGGATTATTTTTGCTAGATACGCCGGATCTAGAATTAAAATAGATGGGGGTGAAGTTAGACTTTTGAATGATGATGAAGTTCTAGCGACCGTGGAAAACCCTGAAGATATATTCCACGAAATATAATCATAGGGAGGTACTATGCCAGAAGAAGAAAAGAAACAAGAAGATCTAATTGATGTTGGTGAAGCTAACGAAAAAGATACTGAAATTGATTTAGATAAAAAAGCTGACGGAGGAGAAGTAAAAAATGAAGAAACTACTCAAGACAGTGACAAGTCCGCTGATACACCTGCGGAATCTGATAAGCAGCCTGATGTTCAAGCTAGCGAACCAGAGAAAAAAGAAGAAGTAAGAAAAGAAGAATCTCAGCCAAAAGAACAGCAAAAAGAAATGGAAGAGTATAGTGAAGGCGTTAAAAAACGTATTTCTAAACTTACCAGAAAAATGCGTGAAGCTGAGAGACAAAAAGACGAAGCTGTTTCTTATGCTAAACGTATTATGCATGAGAGAGACAGTTTAGCTAAAAAAAGTGTGTCTATGGATAGAGACTACACAGCAGAAATGGAAGGAAGAATAAAATCTTCTCTTTTAGCTGCTCAAGCTAAATTAGCTGCTTCTAGAGAAGCTGATGATAAAAAAGCTGAAGTTGAAGCTTTAACAGCTATTTCCCAATTAGGTTATGAGCAAGGGAAGTTAGCTGAAATCAAAAGCAGACAAAAAATGGAGGAAACTGTTAAAGAAAACACAAGAAAACAGGGACCCGCAGCTGAATATCCAACTCAACCAACCCCGTCACCAGATCCAAAAGCAGAGGATTGGGCGGAACAAAATGAATGGTTTGGCAAAGATAATGCCATGACCTACACAGCTTTTGATCTACATAGAAAGCTTACTGAAGAAGAAGGGTATGATCCAAAATCAGACTCTTATTATGAGGAAATAGATAAAAGAATAAGACTTGAATTCCCTCATAAATTTGGTACAGTAGTAGAGAAACAGACCAGTAAACCTA